CACGCTTCCATCGCTCAGAACTCAAACGACTAATACGCCCGGCACTCTATTAACCTGGCACTATGCAACGCCCCGGTCTGTCACGACTGACACGGTGTCAGGTATAGTGAGTACTCACTATCATTTATAGTCAGGCGTGGTGCAAAGTCGGGATTTAAGACCCCCGGGGCAAAAAAACCGTCAGTGGTAATATAGGGATAGTCTATTCCCCACAGCGGAGGAGTTTTCACCTTCTACATCATTAAACCCTAATATACTAAATGTTCAGGGTTTCCGAATAACCCTGAAAACGTCCTGTACACTCACCCAATTTATTTTGGGGGAGTTGACAGCCGCATACAGTTGATGGTATTCACAGAGTGTGTAATAATCGCGTATTGAAATTTTTTAGGGGAATTCCTAAACATGATTGAACTTATTTCCCTTGCAGGCGGCGCAGCGATGCGTTTTATCTTCCAGATGATCGCGGTCAACCAGAAGAATAAGCAAGAACAGTTCTCCCAGTTAACCCAGCAATACAACATGAGACAGAAAGCCATTGCCTCCGCCCGTAAGGACGAGTCGGCTGGCAGCGCGTTAATCCGCCGGATGATTGTGAGTGTGATGTTAGGTATAATGGTCATGGCCGTGATCGGCGGTGCCCTATTAGATGTACCTGTTTATATGCCACGAATCATTGACGATACATGGAGCTTCCTATTTTTTTCAGGGGGCCAAAAGCAGACTGAATGGATCACCCTAGCGGGCGGTATTGTTTATGTCGAAGAAGTGCGAATGTTTGCAAGTGCCGTGATCGGGTATTACCTCGGTGGCGCAGTATTTAAGGAATAAACCCATGGCTAAAATGACCAAGTTACACGAACTGAACACCCAAGAACTGCGTTTTGTTGATGCGTATATGGAGCATGGCGACCATATAAAGGCACATAAAGAAGCAGGCTATAAGCCGGTTCGGGGCAACGCCAGCAAGAAGCTAAAAGAATTGCGTCACCATATTCAGTCTGAGGTGTACATTAAGATCGGTACTCATGTACCATGGGCCGTTAAGGAGATGGTTGAGTTGGCCCGTAATTCGGCCTCTGACACCGTGCGCCTAAACGCGCTAAAAGACATTCTATCCCGTGCGGGTTACGACCAAGCGATACAGATCGAGACCAATGATGTGTCTGAGAAGGATCTGGACTCTAAAGAAATGAACCAAGAGATTAAAGATCTTATTAAATTGGCTGGCCCACAGCTTAAAATTGTTGGCTAGACACCCTAAATTTTTAAGGAGGAGAGAGCCTTGGATATTGAAAAGCTAAGTGTAAAAGATAAAGAGCGCCTACTAAATCTGTTAAAGGAAAAGGCGTTCCGTAAGGCCCACACGGTCATTGACGACTATGAACCTTACGAGTGGCAAAAAGAGTTTCTAGCGTCAAGTAATGCTAACGCACAGAGCCTATTAATGGCCGGTAACCGGACAGGCAAGACGTTCACTGGCGCAGCCGCCATGAGCTACCATCTAACAGGGCTATACCCTGATTGGTGGGAAGGTAGACGTTACGATAAGCCGATTAATGCGTGGGCTGCCGGGGTATCTAACTCCAAGACACGCGATATTGTGCAGATGGAGCTATTAGGCCAGCCGGACGACCCAACCCGTAAAGGGATGGGCGCTATACCTTTGGATTGCATTGTAGATACAACGCGCCTGCCCGGTATCCCTAATGCGATACAGTCGGTCATTGTTAAGCACTATAATGCTAAAGGCAAGTACGACGGCAACTCACGACTAGGCTTCTTGTCCTATGAGATGGGCTTTGAGAAGTTCATGGGCAGTGCCCTTGACCTCATTTGGTTAGATGAAGAACCGAAGTACGACATATTTTCACAGTGTATTACCCGTACAGCGGATACTGGGGGTTACTTGTATATGACGTTTACCCCGGAAACGGGTATGACGCCAGTAGTCCACATGTTCATGAACGACCGGAAGAAAGGTCAATCTATTCAGCAGGCAGGTTGGGATGATTGTCCTCACTTGTCTGAAGAGGTTAAAGAGCAGCTATTGTCGGTGTATATGCCCCATGAGCGCGATATGCGAGCAAGAGGTATACCAGTATTTGGTTCTGGCCTTGTATTTCCCATCGACGCGGATCGTATTCGTGTGGATGCGTTTGATCTACCTGCTCACTGGCCCCGTATTGCGGCCTTGGACTTCGGTTGGGATCACCCAACCTCAGTGGTATGGATCGCTTGGGATAGAGACTCGGACATTATCTTTGTTTATGACGTGTATAAACAAGAGAAGACAATCATACCGATTCATGCGTCTGCCATTAAGTCGCACGGCATGGACATACCGCTCGTATGGCCCCATGACGGGTATACACATGAGCGTGGATCGGGCATTAGCCTTGCGGATCAGTATCGGAACGAGGGGGTGAATATGCTGCCGTTCCACTTTACAAACTCCCCCGCACCGGGCCAGATGGAAGGGTCAGGCGGTAACTCTGTTGAGGCAGGCATTATGGATATGCTGGCCCGAATGGAGTCAGGTCGTTTTAAAGTATTCAGCCATTTAAAACCATGGTGGGATGAATTTTCGCAATACCACCGTCAGGATGGTAAGATTGTAAAATTATTTGATGATGCTATGTCCGCCACGCGTTATGCGTCCGGGTCATTACGTTTTGCAGAAGTTCCGGGTATGTCGGGTTATAAGCGACATTCCGGGAAGATTAGTTATCCGAATTTAGGAATTGTTTGATATGCCAGAAAAAATGGATAAACACCAATTAGATGCTCTTTTAAGCGAGTTATCCAACGAGTCTGTTGGCTACGCGGGTTCTGAGCTATCAACTCAACGCGCCGACGCCATGAAGTTCTATCTAGGCGAGCCGTTTGGTAATGAAGCCGAAGGTAAGTCTGCGTATGTCAGTCGTGACGTGCAGGATACCGTCGAGTGGATCATGCCGAACCTCATGGAGATATTTGCTTCCGGTGACCGCACGGTAACCTTCGACGCCCAAGGGCCAGAAGACGTTGCTGCCGCAGAACAAGAGACAGAGTATATCAACTACTTGTTTGAGCGCAAGGTGGATGGATTCAAGATCCTACACAATTGGTTCAAAGACGCGTTGATCCAGAAGACTGGCTTTGTCAAGCATTACTGGGACGATTCAGTAAAGGAAACCCGTGAGACTTACGAGAACCTTTCTGAGCAAGAACTGGAAATGCTGTTAACCAACCCTGATGTGGAATTGGTTGAACAGACGGTTAGTGAAGAAGAATCAATCGACCCCAATACGGGTATGCCAACCACCGTCGTCATTATTGATGAAGCGGTTGTTATCCGTACTGAAAAGTCCGGAAAGCTAGTCATTGAGAACATCCCACCAGAAGAAATTACGATTTCTCGCCGTGCGAAGTCCATCAAAGATGCTGACTTTATCCGCCACCAGCCAAGTGATGTAACGGTGTCTGATCTACGGGATATGGGCATATCAGAGAAGAAGATCAAGCAGGTGATCGAAGCGTCTACCCAAAGCATGGAAGACCTAGAGACTTCACCAGAACACCTAGCTCGATTCTCTGCCGATGGTACAGACCCAGTAAACCTTGGTATAGAACGTAAAGACGAAGCCATGATGCGCGTTCGTCTTGAAGAGTTTTATATCCGTGTGGACTATGACGGCGACGGTATTGCCGAACTACGTCAGATTATCCGTGCAGGTAAGGTTCATTTAGTTAACGAAGAGATTGATGAAATACCAATTACATCAATCTGCCCTATCCTAATGCCTCACAAGTTCTATGGCCGTAGTGTTGCGGATCTTGTGATGGACATTCAAGAGCTAAAGTCTAACTTAATGCGCTCTATGCTGGACAACATCAACCTACATAACAACGGCAAGTACGCGGTTATCGACGGTATGGTGAACCTAGACGACCTGCTAACAAGTCGCCCATTAGGTATTGTCCGCCAGAAGGTACAAGGTGCGGTATCACGTTTAGATACCCCAAGCCTACCTCCTGAAGCGTTCCAGATGTTAGGTTATGTGGATCATGTACGGGAAGAACGTACAGGAGTATCTAAGATCTCCCAAGGGCTTGATGATAAAGCACTAGGGTCTAATACTGCATCAATGGCTGTTACTCAGGTTATGTCTGCCGCTCAACAGCGTGTACAGATGATTGCCAGAGTATTTGCTGAGACCGGTGTTCGTGACCTGTTCCGTGCAATCCATAAGTTAGTCCTACAGAACGAAGACCAACAAAAGATCTTCCGCCTACGCGGAGAGTTCCAAGAAGTTGATCCTAGCCAGTGGAAAGAACGTTATGATATGGCAGTATCAGTGGGTTTAGGTAATGGTAACAAGGATCAGAAGTTGATTCACTTAACCTCTATCACCCAAGACCTAGCCATGTTCCAGAATATGGGTATGCCAGTTGCTACACCGGGTAACGCGTTTAACTTGATGCGTGAGAAGCTAAAGAATATGGGCTATAAGAACACTGAATCGTTCTTAACCGACGTGTCTCAGATTCCACCTCCTCCACAAGAAGAGCAAGGCCCAAGTCCAGAAGAGCAGAAGATGCAGCTTGAAATTGCAGACTTGCAACGTAAGCAGCAGAAAGATCAGATGGAAATGCAGATCAAGCAACAGGAACTTGAGGTTAAGGGTGCAGAAGCCCAAGCCCGCATTGAAGACATTGCGTTCCAGAAGCAGATCCGCGAGGCAGAGCTACAGTTGAAGCTAGCTGACTTACGCTTGAAAGAGCAAGAGTTGATGCTAGAGAAAGAACAAGGTAGAGCAGTTAAAATAGGATAACCAAGTATGAGTTTAGAGAAAGAGAGAGCTAGGGGTGAAAACGCGAAGGGGATTCTGGAGGATGATTTATTCAATGAATCCTTTGAATCCGTTCGCGCTAACATACTACATCGTTGGTCAACCACCGGCATTTATGGGGGGACTGAAGAGAGAGAATTTTTATTCCTAATGCTCAAAGCAGCGGATGAATTTAAAGCGGGGTTAGTTTCTATGATAGATACTGGAAAGCTGGCTAAAATACAATTAGAGTCAAATGATAAGTAAATATTTGACAAATGATTTTTTAACGATAATAATGGGAGAGTAATATGTCTGAAGTGAACAATTCCCCGGAAACTCAAGAAGTATCAGACGAGCAAAAATTCTTTAACCTTCTGGATAGCGATCTCGCTACAACCGCCGAAGATGAAAGAGCCGAAGATGTAGCGGAGTCTACAGAAGAAGTTGACGAGGATGTTGACGAATCTGAGAACCAAGAAGACGAGTACGAAGTAGAAGACGAACGTTCCGAACAGGAACCTGAAGATGATGAAACCGAAGAAGAATACGTTTTTAATGTATCTATCGACGGTGAAGACACTGAGGTTAACCAAGACGAACTTATCCGAGGCTACCAAAGACAGTCTGATTATACTCGGAAAACGCAGTCATTAGCTGATGATCGAAAGGGCATTGAAGAGCAAAAAGCACTTCTCACCCAAGAACGTCAACAAGTAATGTCCATGCTCCAACAGCAACAGAACAGCAACAATGGTGAACTTGAAAAGTTCAACAAAGTTGATTGGGCTGATCTGAAAGAGTATGAACCTGAGAAGTATTTGATGATGCGTGAGGAACAGCGTGAAGCTGCGTCCCGTATACAATCGCACCAGCAAGAACAGAACAGGTTAGCGCAGGCACAGCAGCAAGATTTCGGTGTACAAATGCAACGATACCTTGCGGAAGAAGATGCGAAGCTCGTAGATAAAATTGATGGTTGGGGAAATCCTGAGTCTAAGAAAGCAGTTCAAGGTGACATTGCTTCTTATGCCAAACAAATAGGTTACAGTGACGAAGAGCTAGGTTCCCTAGCAGATAGTCGCGCCCTTTTACTCATGCACAAGGCACGTCTTTATGACGAGATGCAAGGTTCTGGAAAGGATCTAGTATCTAAGAAAAAGGCCAAAGCAGTGCGACGAGTAGCGAAAGGCGGTAAACCTGTCTCCACATCACAAAAAGAATCTAAGCGTTCAGCAGATCTTCGTTCCCGTGCCAGAAAGTCCGGCTCTGTCGATGATGCGGCAGCGGCATTTATGGATATGCTTTAACACAAATTTAATTTAGAAGGTAATTATCATGGCACAACCCACGAACACGTTCGACCAATACGATTCAATCGGTAATAGAGAAGACCTATCCGATATGATCTTTAACATCGCTCCTACTGAAACCCCATTTATGAATGGTATTAAGAAGGGTTCAGCAAGCAACACTCTACATGAGTGGCAAACAGACGATTTGACCGCTGTAGCAAATAACGCACAAATCTCCGGTGACGATATCTCTGGTGGTGCAGTTGCCGCTACTACCCGTATCAACAACCGTACTCAAATCTCTAGCAAGGCAGTTACTATTGCTGGTACTCTGGAAGCAGTTGACCGCGCCGGTCGCAAGCGTGAAATGGCTTACCAAATGGCCAAGCGTTCTAAAGAATTGAAGCGTGATATGGAAAACGCCTTAATCGGTGTGAACAACGCTAAAGTTACAGGTAACTCTACTACTGCCGCAGAACTTGGTTCTGTTGAGTCTTGGATTGCTACTAACGATAGTTTTGGTACTAACGGTGCTTCTCCAACAGGTGATGGTTCTAACGCTCGTACCGACGGTACTCAACGTGCCTTTACTGAAGCCATGTTGACCTCTGCATTGTCTAGTGCTTATGCTCAAGGCGGCAACCCGGGTACACTTATGGTTGGTGCATTTAACAAGGGCGCAGTATCAGCATTTACTGGTAACGCAACCGATGTTAACAGCCGGAACGAAAGCCTAAAAGTTATCAACAGCGTAGACATTTACGTTGGCGATTTCCACACCTTGAAAGTGGTTCCTAACCGCTTCAGCCGTTCACGCTCTGCTTACGCATTGCAGATGGATATGTGGGGTATTGACTTCCTACGTCCTTTCCATCAGATCGACCTTGCTCGTACAGGCGACTCTGAGAAGAAAGCGATGATCGTTGAATACACTCTACGTTGTAACAACGAAAAAGCCTCTGGCTTGGTCGCTGACTTAACTACTTCATAGTGGTTTGGGGTAGGCTTAATCGCCTACCCCCTTTTTTATGTTTTGGAGAGAAAAGATGGAAAAGAACAGACGCGAACTTGATGCTAATGGGGATGTAAGGTACATAGGACATTACGACGAATCTGAAGATCGTATGACTATAGAGACCGTACAAGATGTAAACCCATACCTAGAGCAAAATAAAGCGCAGGCTACATCAGGCTCATTTGACAAAAAAGCCCCAATGCGTAAAATGGCCTCTATACCTTTAGTAATAATTGAAAAATGGTTGCGAGAAGAAGGGTTGGACGTCTTTAATGACGACCACCAGAAGCGACTAATGCGTAAGCTACATGATCCAGACTATGCTTATCTACGAACACTTGAAGGACGGTATTTATAATGTCACTAAGCAATTACGCTGACCTAAAGGTTGCGGTAGCCACATGGGTAAACCGGGAAGATCTTACTTCGACCATCCCGGACTTTATTCGTCTAGCCGAAGCCCGAATCTATCGCGTATTGCGGGTACCGTCTTTAGAAGTTACGACTTCACTTAATATCAGTACAACGACCGGTAAAGCGAATATCCCTAGCGACTTCCTTGAAGCGCGAGATTTAATTCTTGAGGGGAATTCAAAGACCATACAACTCACCCGTAGACCCTACGGTGAAGTTCAAGCCAATGCTAACACCAACAACAAAGGATCTTCGGTTCCTAGTGATTGGGCACGGATAGGTCAAGAACTTATTGTTGCCCCTTTTCCCAATGCCCAGTACACAATTAAGCTATACTACTACAAACAATTAGCGGCCCTGTCGGACAATAACCAAACGAATTATTTAACAGATCAATCTCCTGACCTCATTCTTTTCGGTGCGTTGGCAGAAGCCGCTATCTATTTAAAAGACCCCGATATGGAATCCGTATGGGAACGTAAGTTTATGGGCGCCCTTTCTATGATACAGCGTTCTTCCGATATGGTAGAATGGGGCGGCAATAACTTTGCTTCTAGGGCGTAACTATGGGATTCTTTGAAGGTAACGGAAACGAAGCAGTCACGGACATTAAGATAACAACAACGTTATTCTTTGATGCTGAACTAGGCAACACGACCTTAGCCATTGATTGGTCTAAGAAGAACAAGCAAAGTATTACATTAAGTAGTACAGGCACAATTACTTTCACTGACCCTTCAGGCCCAACCAGCTTGTTATTAAAGGTCATACAGGATTCAACAGGTAACCGGAGTGTTACTTGGCCCAGTTCTGTTAAATGGGTACAAGGCGTGGTGCCAAGTTTAAGTCCCGGCGGTAATTCACTAGACATTGTAGGTCTTTACTTTGATGGTACGGATTACTACGGTAATATCTCACATAATTTTAGTTAAGGTGGCAGGCTATGGCCCAAGGTACATTTGCATTATTTAATCAGTTTAAAGTCGATATGGCTGAAGGGTATCATAACCTAGAAACTGACTCGTTAAAGTTAGCGTTTACTACGCTCCAAGCGGGCGGCACACCTACGGTTGCTGCAACCGCGTCTGATCCCCGTTGGGGTGCAGGCGGAAGCACTAACCTCAGTTCTAGTGAAGTCTCGGGAACCAACTATACCTCGGGCGGTAATGCGTGCGCTAATGGTTCGGTAGTGGATTCTTCAGGCACCGTAACCTTTGATGCAGATAATCCTGCAACTTGGACACAACACGCTTCCGGTCCAGCTACCATTAAGACAGCTATCCTGTACAATGATACAGATTCAGGCAAACGTGCTATTGGCTTTATGGATATGACCGGTAACGGCACTTCAGCGATTAGCCTAGTTGACGGAGACATTACTGTAACGTTTAATGCTTCAGGCATATTCACCCTAGCATAAGAGGCGTCTATGACTATTGAAGTCGAAACGCTATTTGATGGTGGCGCAACTAACTGGGATGGTGGCGCTACACGTTTTGATTACCTAAGCGCAGACACAATTACGTCTTGGGATAGTGGTACGACAACATGGGATCTAGGTATAACTCTATTTGATATAGGGTATATCTTTGAAGCAACAACGGACTCATTAGTGTTTACTGAGTTTGACGCAATCATAGAACGGTTTGTAGTCCGTGCGACTACAGCCTCTGTATCCATTAGTAGCTTTAATGGTTTGGTGGTTAGGCCACCAATAGTACCGGATACAGTAGTGTTAACTGCAACTACGGGTACTGCTAGTATTACACGTCCTGCGATTGGGATTATAAATACACCTAGCATTACCTCAAGTGTATTTGCAGCACACGTTGGAAGAACGATTAATGTAGTTACTGCGAGTCTGTCGATAGTCGAGTTTATTGCCGACGTAGACCACCCGCAGGAAATACAAGTACCAAATTTGGAATCCATAGTGTTAACCAAGTACAATGGGAACATTGCAATCACTACTAGAAACTTAACCTTTTATTTAAGCCCGGTGTTCTAGGATGTAAACGTTTTTGTGGCGCCGGGGGTCTCTCTCATTTCTCCTGCCCCCGGAGTCACAATCTAATATAGGAAAAGAACAATGAGTTCTCAAATTGATGTATCAAAACCCGCTTCGGGCGCAGCAACCACGCAATCTGTCCGTGATAACTTCACGCAGGCTGTTGCAGACCTAAAAGCCCTGCAAGGTGAGTCAGGTATCTTATCCATTGCCGCGAGTGTAGCCTCTAATGTACTGACAGTAGCGTTGAAGACTAGCGCAGGGGCAAACGCAACCAGTACGACCGGGATTGAAGTCTCTTTCCGTAACTCAACTGCTGCGACAGGTACACGAACCGCTGTGTCTACTACCGGCGCAGTCAGTGTTGCAGTACCTCAAGGTGCCACTCTGGGTTTTGCTAACAGCGCCTCAGACTTCATTTATGTCTACGGTATCAATAACTCAGGTACGTTAGAGATAGGACTTTCCGGTTCTATCAAGGACGACAACACATTACAGACCAGCGTTGCATTATCCTCAACCTCAGATTTAGACGCCACTCTATACTCTACTACCGCGCGAACTACAGTACCCATACGCTACCTAGGTCGCATAAAGGTTCAAACGGGTTCAACGGCTGGTGATTGGTCTGTTGCCCCAAGTGAGATTAGTTCGGTTACTCAGTACCCACCAGCAAGCGGATTCTTGACTTCTAGTGACATAGGCTCAACGATTCAAGCGTATGACGCTGATACATCTAAGACAGACGTTGCAGAAACACGTTCCGCTTCAATCAATATGGCTGACCAGATCGTCCAACGCCCAGTTCTTAAAGATTATGCAGAAACCAAGGTGGCAATGGCCGCTAACGCTGTAGACCTTTCATTAGGTAACGTACAGACAAAGACTATATCGGGCGCACAGACACTAACATTTACTAACCCTCCAGCGAGCGGTTCAGCGGGTTCATTTACCATGATCGTTACGAATGGCGGTAGTGCGACAGTCACATGGCCTACAAGCGTAGATTGGCCTGCTGCTACTGCACCTACCTTAACTGCTGCTGGAGTGGATGTACTATTCTTCACAACGATTGATGGTGGAACCATCTGGTACGGGACTGCTGTTGTTGGGATGGGCTAAACTATGACTATCGAA